AGGATGGAAGCCCGTCAATGTACATAAGACTACCGTCTTCTTGAACAATAATGTCGCCATTCTCAGTCAATAGGCTGGCAAAAGTATCACCCTCCCACACAAGAAAATCGCCGTTTCCGGCCAATAAATCATCATTTGGATCTGAAATGTCAATGATCACAATGGGCGTGGTAAAACTATCGTAAACCGCGCCAGTTTCAGCATCAAGTTGAAGTGAATGATGAGCGCTACGTTTAAGATCGTTTGTACCGGTTGGCAACCCCCGCCATGACCGAAGCCACTTTTGCGCTGCGCCAGCGTCGGAAAACACCTCTAAATCAAATGCGTAAATGTTTCCTAACTCATGGTCGCCTACAACAATTTCATTGCTAAACGCCATTTGGCAGTTTGAACGGTGACGGGTAAATGAGCCGTTAATAAACGCCGCACGTTCATGCCACAACGAAGTGGCAACGTCGAACACCCATGTAGTGTTGGCCGAAGGAAAAATTAAGACGTAAAAAGCGTGGCCGTCTTGCTGGTATGTGTAGGCAATGGCATCTGAAAGATTTCCATACTGTTGAATTTGCCATTCAACGGCGTGTGTGGATACGCGTTGGGCCGTCTAGCCGTTGGCGCGGTAGACAATTCCTTTGCCGCGCGCGTCAGCGCCCAGCCAAAAAATACCGTTGTCTAATTTGGCAACCGAAAACGCGGCAATACAGCCCACTTCGTTAAACGCGCCTTGAACGGGGCTTAGTGGAAAATCGGCAGCGCCGGAGTCATACCAAACTTCAACTGAGTTAGTCCCAAAAAGCCATGCTTCACGATGGTCAATTAAAATCGACACTAAGCCGTCAGGAGAGCCTTCAGCGCTGGCAAAATCAAGTGGGTCTATAGATGTGCCGTCAAAAAGCTGAGTGATCCATAAACGCTGGCTATTTGGCTCGTTAAATACAAAATAACCATTTAGGTAGCCCACGGTAACCGCGCCGGGGAAATCTGGATCATCAATTTGTTTAAACTCAAGCGTTAAACTGTTGTAAATAAAGCTAGGGCCATTACATGCCACAAACATTTGTGTGCCATTGTCTGTCATGCTGACAGGGCCAGAAGATCCCGAAACAGTACCAATTACGGTAGTGTTCCAAAGCGTGTCAATTTTGTACAGTGTTTCACCTGATACAGCATATCCATAACCACCAAATTGCCACATGCCTCGAATTGGGCCGTCGCCCATTTCAGCAAGAAACCGCAGACCAGGGGCGCGGTTTAGAAACCCCGGCTCTTTTCCACCCTCGGGGATAGCCTCAGGAAAAAGATTGACCATGCGGGCATCAGCAGCATTGACGCTGCGGGCCACATACGATGACCCAAGAATCGGGGTTTTCATCAGTAATTACCGGCGTAAATGTTGAAACGCTGGCGTGTTGCCACAATCGCATAAGGCAACGACATCACATCGTCTGGGTTATTGATGCGCTTGAGATTGCGCTTGCTGGTCATGGCAATGCGCTGCACTTGTGGGCTTGGCTCAACGCCAAACTCAGGTGCAATTTCCATTGCCAAATTGTAAGTAAACGCCCGCAAATAGCCTGGTGGAAACAACATTTGTGTTGCCAGCGTAGCGGGCTGAGTTAGTTTTTCAACCGAAATAAAGTGCCATTCCAAATCCCGTGTGGGCTTTGGATACACCGTCATGGTGAAATCAGGATAGGTGTTATTGACAAAAATAACTTGCGGGTATGTGGACGTTACGGTTTTAACCGCAATGCCGTCATACTGCTGTTGATTGATAAACTTGATGCCAAACGACACGTTTGTGCCAGGGTCACGGTAATACGTTGCATCATCTAGCAACACGGGGCGCAAGCCCACAAAGTTACCAGTTGGGCCAAGAGTGCGGGTGATCTCACCAGCAGGCCAAGTAAAAATCTGATCTTGTGTGGCAAACACCGAAAGTCGCTCGGTATTCCACGAATCAATCATCTGATCGAGCGCGGTCAGCGCGTCATTTGACATGTCTGCCGAAGGTGTCTCACCTTCAGCCAGTACACCTAGCAAGCGCAATGCTCGGTTGATTTGATCGCCAGCGGTGTACGTTGCCATTCTCAGACTCCTTCGGTTGCACCCTCGACAACTTGAGTTCGACGGGTAGATTTGCGTTTTGTCCCCAATACGTTTACAGGGGCCGCATCTTCGGAGTCCGAAGGCGTGTCTACATTGTAGCGTGTCCAGCCATTTTTTTCATCTGCTTCGGCTTCAAGTTCCATTGTGGCAACTTTACAGCCATGATCAGGGTGGCTAAGATAAATATTCATATTAAGAAAAGGGGGTGGTTAGCCCCCTTTTTAGTTTAGCCAATGACCCAGTTTGTGCCGTTGCAGAAAACGGGCACAATGTTAGAGCCACCGCCAGCAACGGTAGCGCCAGCGTTACTTGCGTAGGCGGCGTTTGAATCGCTTACCGCAGACCGAGTACCAGCTAAAGCGGCTGATGCTGCGGGCAACTGGGCAACCGTGTACAACGTAAATTGCGCGTTGTCTAAAGCAGGGTCAGAATATGCAACCCCAATTGGTTGAGTGTTTGACATAATTTTTCCTTTAAAAATGAGGGCCGAAACCCCCATTTAATTTTTAAGACACGCGATAGATTGAGTACGCTGCGTCGCCTGTTTTGCGGAAACGGAACGTGCCAGATGTGTTGCTGGTTTTAGTCAGCGAATCTTGGATCGTGTCGTTACCAACAAGGGTGTTGCCCGTGCCAGCGGTAAAAACTACGTCATTTGCTGCATTGTCGCCAATGTTGATAAACGCGCAATCAAATGTCGAGCCAACTTTAAGGCTAGAGAATGCAGCGTCAATCAGCGCGCCTGTTGGGAACACATAAGCGCCAGCATCTGTGCCGCCTGAGTCCATAGTACACACACCAGCAGCTAGGTCTGCCGGAGTGATAGTGACTGCCGCGCCAGACAATGCAACGGGTGCGCTGGTGTTAGAGAAACTGATTTCGCCGAGATTGCCGTCACCAACTTGGTAACCGCTTGCGCCATTAGGTAAAGCCATGATAATTTCCTTTCAGATTTGATACGAAGAACGGGGCCGAAGCCCCATTTGATTAGCCCCAGATACGGCAGGCCATTTGTGGACGAATTGTGCTGAAGCCGTACAAAACGTCAATACGGCAAGGCAAACGATCGTTGTTGATGTCGTACTGGCGAACCACACGCAAGCTGATACCGTTATGAACGGCACGGGCAGCCATGTCAACGCCTTGGGGCAACAACAAGTCAGCGGTCGCAAATGTGATCGCATCTTTGTGGTAAACCAAGTTCTGTGCGTACTGAGTGGATGCAGCGCCCACGAAGGTCACAACACCACCAGTTGCAGGCAATGCGCTCATAGTAGCCAAAGCGTGGCTAGCAGAGTACATAGGAGCAACGGTCACAGTCCAAGTACCCGCCACAGCAGTAGCAGTAGTCAAAGCCACGAATTGGAACAAAGAACCAGTTGACTCGCGGGTCTGTGGGTTAACAGCATTGCAACCGCTGATAGTGAACACGTCACCAGCATTGATTGTTGTTGTTACAGAACCTTGCTCCAACAGAATGGTTGCTGAACCTTCGGAAGTAACGCCAGGGGTCTTAACCAATGTAGAAGCAGTAGCGCTGCGTGAACCAGTTGTGTGCTGCTTGATAGACTGAGACATGTTGACTTCTTCAAAGCCCAACACGCCCATACCCATCATGCCGTTCTTGAATTGCTTGCTGATAGTGTCTGTTGGGTTAAACAGACCTTTCATGCCTTCAACCAAGCCAGCGTTAGCAGCAGGGTTTACGGTAGCGTAACGTGGAGACATCACAGCAGCGTTCTCGTTCAGCTTCTGCTGGGCTTGCAACAAGACCAAAGAAGTTGAAGGGGTTGTGCCAGGAGTACCAACAGTGTTACCAATGGTTTTGTATGCGTTGGCAACGTCAGCATCAATAGAAGATGCCAACTGGCTGATACGAGGCTTAAGCACACGTTCTGCAAAGTCGTCCAACTGCATTGTCAATTCAGCAGATGTGAAGTTGACACCAATGTGCTTTTGTGAAGCAACAGTCAATGTGGTGAACTGTTCGTTGTCGTCTTGCACTTGCAAGGCAGCACCGTCAGTTACCAAAGCGCGATCGGGTAAGCGAATACGCAGTGTAGAACCGATCTTAGCGCCTTCAACAGCAAAGCTGTCGTCGTACTGGCGGTTCACGTTACGGGTAATTACAAGGTTGTTCTCGAGAATTTCGAGAGCCTTACGGGTGATCATGTCGATCGTCAGAATACTATTAGACATTTCAAAGTCCTTTCAAAAGATTAACGGTTGCGTTGCGCTTCGTACTTACGAATCTGGCGGTTGCGTTCGGCTTCGATCCAATCCGAGGTAGACATGGTTTTGATTGACCGTGGGTCAGTCGTGTCATGGCTCGGGCTTCCCGAAGACCGCGCAGTCACCGGACTAATAGGTGTTGGCGCAGAAGTTGTTTTCTTCACCGGAGGATTGTCAGACAATCTGACTTCAATCTTTCCGATTTCCCTTGCCTGCAAAATAGGCGACAAACGAGCAATGCGTTCAGCCTCTTTGGGGTTTGAACCTAGCCAATAAGCTAGATCAGGCCCAAGATCAGAATACTGAATTGTTTCAGCCATTACGTCGGTGATTCGCAGCTTGGGGTTGTACACGACATCTTCAAAATCGTCGTATTTGTCCCGAGCCTTTTCTTCACGTTCGCTGTAAGCCTCTACAATTTCAGCTTGTTCCTTTTGGCGATCCCGTTGAGCAAGCAATTCTTCGGCTTTTCTGAGGGCCAGTGCTTCCGCATAGGCATCAGTGCTTTCAAAATTGTCAATCGACGGCATTTCCTTGGGAGCAACTGGCACGGTTTGCCGTGCGGCTTGTTCACGTTCCCACTTGCGCTGTTCTCTTGCGAGGCGCTTGCCAATAGCAGCGTCAAGTTCCTCTTGCGAGAATGTCTTGGCAGGCTGGTTCTCAGCTACTTCCGGCGAAGATACTGCAACTTCAGGTGTGGCCGTCACATCCTTCGTTGGCGCGGAGTCTACTTCCGCTAGGTTTTGGACTTCTTCAGTCATTGCATGAATCCTTGGATTCCCCGGTGAACCTCACCGGTAAGGTTTAAATCATTCGAGTAACAACTCTTTGACCAGCCGTTAGGCCAGTTGCAAAAGTAATTGTTGTCGTATTAGTTTCAGTATAGTCGTAATTAAACTCTTTGACGAGTCCATCCACAATAACCATCAAATATCCACCAAGGCCGTACTCGGGTACGGTAAATACGGTTTGTGATGCTGATGCAACAATAGTCGGATTCTGGACACCCAGAACGCTATTTACCCCATCAACAGTCCAAATTAAATTTTCTAATGAATCTTTAAGAACTAGCGTATAACGAGATGGCCCAAACCATACGTTTGCTTCACCGCGAGAATCTAAAATAATTGGGTTTGCATTGGAAAAATTTCCCGTGCTATCGGTGTAGGTGGCTAACGGCACAGTTGTGCCGCTGGCGTATGTATATAATTTTCCACCCACTAGCGGTACGCCCGCTGCGGTAAAAAATTGCATCTTTGGTGGAGGGCTAAGTGTAACGATCATGATTTAACTCAATTCGTTGTAAGAGGATACTGAGTCATCAACTCAAACGCTTGCTCTGGTGTTATGTCTTGGGATGCCACGCTGTCAACTTCGCTACCATCACGAATGGCATGAATACAGCAAAAAATTGTATTTGGTTCTTTGGCAATAAACTGATGCACCACACCTTTGGGGGTCACAATTAAGTGAGGTGCAGTAAAGTCTTGCTCACCATTGTCATGTTTCATTGTGACCGCACAGAACTTGGTTTACCACAAAGATGCGATCACATTTGCGACCGCTGACTTGTTGTTGCCCCAATACGTTTACAGGGGCCGCATCTTCGGAGTCCGAAGGC